TTAGAAGTCGAATAGACTGGGTTGAACATTGATTTCTTCTCCGGCTTTGGGTGCCGTGGTAGGCTTGGGTTGAGCCTTCGGAGCTGACTGCCGTCTGATTTCTCTGAGTTGCTCCTGCTTGTACTGCTCCATAGCCTGCTCCTTGAGTTCGGCTTTGTCCTCATCAGAGAGTTCCGGCTTCGATACTACGATGTTGCAGTTGACCTTTCCGCAGTCCTCAATCTCGTTCTCGTCGAAGTAGTGGACCAATATGTTCATCACGGTAGTGTCGTCCACGCAACACATTCCGCTCTTTTGAATAGTAGCGCACAGATAGTTCACGGCGCCTTCCATACTCTTGGATGGGTTCGCCATCTTGATAGCGAACATAGGTTCTGCGATGCAACGCTCTTGGAGCATCTGCTGCATTGTTGCGATTGCAGCGTTGTTTGATTTCAGTGTAGCCATATCAGTTGAGTATTATAAAGTGAGTAGCCAATAGATTATCATCAGTGCTGAGATTAGGCTGACAACCCAGCCCACACCTCGGAATATCGGTCTGAGAAACACCCACAACACCAATCCGAGTATTGCCCCGATTATCCCCACCGCCCAAAGGAGAACCCTTTTTATGCGGTTGAGACTGGAGATGGATGCTCTGCCTCGTCTAATTGATATGTTGTTGTTCGTTTTCATCGTGCGACATTTTTTTATGCGTCTATCGACTATCGAAGTTTTGCTTGCTCGTTGACACGACTGCGTGCGGAGGCAAAGAAGGGCTGTTCGCCCTTTGGGTTAAAAATACTACCTGTAAGTGTGGAGATTTTTCAGCCAAAAGGCAAAAGAATAGCCCTGCTCCGCACGTTTTCAATTACGAGCAAGCAAGGCTTCCTGAGTTGATAGTATCGCATAATCTGGAGCTAAGACTCCGTGGCGGAGAAAACGAATGACAGCATATTGGCACTGAAATCCCGTGAAAAAATGGTAAATTTTTTGCGATATGGCTGCAAGATATTGGCAAGCAGGATAGTTGTATGGTTGATAAAAACGTTTCGACAATAAAACGGAAATGTTTGTGCGGGAGCGCCTGATTCAGACGCCGCCCGAGGGTTATTTACTTCTCTTTTTTAATGCGGCAGTCGAAGAGTTTACGGTCTTTTGACTGAGCTTTCCACTCGCTGACAATCTCTGAGAGCTCGTCTTTCGAGAGGTCTTTTTTGTATTCCTCTCTGTCGACTTCCCACGACTTGCCGCCGTCGGTGCTCTTGAGGAACGTGATGGTATAGTTGGCGTAGGATGCGGCGGCGCCGGGCTGACCGCCCAGGGCGACAGAAAAGAGGTCGTAGAGCTTCTGAATCTTTTTGCCGTCGCCCTCGCTGACTTTTTTGTCGATGTAGCGGTCGGATGTATAGACGCGGGCAAGCCTGACAACGTTGTCGGTGAAATAGTCGAGGTCGCCCTGATAAGTGGCCATTATGCCCCAGTTGCCTGAGCCGTTAATGCCGACGGCCCCGCCGCCTCGTTCGCCGCGATAGATTCCGATTGACGAAAACTCGCCGATGTTGTCGGCCGTGCTCTTAAGCATGAGTTTGTCGCCCTCGCCTATTACTATGGCGTCGTTCTCGACGAGTTTGAAGTCGAGAAGTTCCAGGCCGTTCTGTAAGCGGAAGCGGACGTGAATATTGTTAGCACATATTCCTTCCCACGATGTTATGAGCGTGCGGTTGCCTGTAAACTCGTCAATCTCGTCTTTAGCAATCTTCATTGAAGATGCCACGAACGGGATGCAGAGAAACAATGCGAGTAAGATTCTTTTCATGATGATTGGATTATAACCCCGATTTCAATTTGTTGAGGCTGGCGTTGGTGGCAGCGTCTTCCTCTTCCTGAGCTTTCACTTTAAGGTCGTAGGCCTCTTTATATTCAGCGCTGTTATCGCCGAAAGCCTCTTTTGCGAGATTCTTAAGAGAATCGAGAGCGACGACTTCTTTGTGGTAGCACTCCATCCTGGCAATGAGAGCGTCGGCCTGAGTGCCTGTTAAGAGCGCGCCGTTTATTTCCTGAGTGTTGGCTTTCTGCAAAGAATCGACATAGGCCTTTTGAGCCTGATATTTCTCTTTGGCCGAGTTCGAGCATGAAGTTGTTGCAACCATTGCGGCAACGATGAGGCAGATTGTGATGATTTGCTTTTTCATAATTATTTAGTGTTAAGTTGGGATTCGAGTTGTTTTATGCGCTCAGTTAGCGCTGAGATTGTATCGTTCTTTGCATTGATTGATTCTTGAAGTGTGGCAATGGTATCGAGTAGGCTGTTAATGCGCTCCGAATCTTTATCGGCGCGCAACATCTTGCCAACACCAAGAAGTAGCCAGTCTGTCGAGATTTCAGGATAAGCCGATGCAATCGCCATAAGCGTGTTCGCGCTCGGCTCAGATATGCCCTTCATATGCTTGTCTAAAGTCTGCTGTTTTAGCGAGCACTTATTAGCGAGAGCCCGAACTGACAAGCCCGAGAATTTCAATGTCTCCTGTAAGCGTTCAACAATATTCATAGTTGCTTAAAACTTAAAAAGAGTTAAAACAACTCTATAAAGAGTAACATGGCTTGCATATTACTCTATTTAGAGTTACTTTTGCATCATAATCAATCAAACGCTACAAATATAGTGAAATGATTGGTAATTCAAAACTCTAACAACCAAAAATTTAACCTCAATGGAAACTGCCACAACCTCCATCACAAGCATCGTCGAGAGCGTCGAAGAGCAAATCGGCGACTTCATGAACATCCGCAACGAGGCCGAAAAAGCGCTCGCCAGCATCGACTACGACCCCGTCGCCTACAATGAAGCGTGGAGCAGCAACGCCGCCGCTTCGGCAATTCTGAGCCAGATGAAAATGCTCAGCCGTTTTCTCATGATCGGCGACGCCGCCGGTGCCGAGAACTTCATCCGCCTGACCATCTACAAAATCGAGCTGTCGACCTCAGCCGACGACCTCAAACGCCGCGAACCCTCTGACGACGAAATGGTCAACAGCAAGCTGGTCGTCTACAAGCTCTTCAAACGCTATCTCAGAACAATCGAAAAATAACATACTAACCCCTTAAACATCTGCCACAATGACAACCAACTCCATCCAGTACATCGCCAACGACAAAGGCTCTTACACAAGCCTCGCCAACTTCGCCGTCACCCTCGGAACCGACGTTACGCTGTTCCCCGACTACAACACCATCGTACTCACTGAGGCCTCTGCCAACGACGCCGGCGACTACATCGACAAAGAGGGCCTGAACTTCCACATCGAGCCCATCGACGCCGACGATATTGACCCCGAGATGCTCGTCAGCTTCCGCACTGCCGACGCCGCCACACTCCGCCGCCTCGCCGAGCGCCTGATTGACCAGAAAGCCGCCGTCGATGAAGAGCTCGCCAATGTGCGTGAGAGCCTGACAAAGGCCCGCAACGACGTCGAGACTTATTCGAAGTGGTACCGCGAAGAGCTCGCCACCAACGACCGAGTCAAGGCTCAGATTCAGGCCATCGCCGTCCTCTATCAGTCGATATTCGCTGATAAGTAACCCCGCCAAAGTCAAACCAACCATAGGGCAGCTCAGGAGTGAGCGACGCCCAGGGGCGAGAGAGCCCCGGCCCCGCAAGGGGTTGCAGCAGGGAGTGAACAGTCGGGAAAGTCCGCCGACGTAGCGAGTGCCCGAAAGGGTGTTAAGAGTACCAACACTCGCAGCAGGACGGTTGCAGGTGTCATGCCTGCCACTCCCACAAGGCCAAAGAAAAATCGTGAATAGCCAACACGATGGCCGAGAGAATGTGGTGTAACGGAAGCACAAGAAGGACCCGAAGGTGCAGGTTCGAATCCTGCCATTCTCGCTACCTAAGAAGAGTTCTTTGACGTATTGGAAATTCCGCTGAAATGGCCGGACGGGAGACCGCCGGAACATCAGCGATGAGCAGCAGCCGAAAAAGAAGCAGCTGAGTGAGCCGAAAGGCGAAAGGCACTTTGAAACGGGTCGGCGCTGCGATAAGTAGAGATCCATCCGCGCTTATGCCGATAGAACAGCGGATGGCGGGTTGAGTGTGTCCGCCCGTGAAAAATGGACTGAGTATTAATACAGCTTAAGAACCAAAGCCAGAACGGCAATGACAAGAGATATGCCGGATATAAAGTTGGCGACCAGCGATTGTGTGCGTGCCTTGCGGGCATCCGCCGAAGACGAATCACACATTGATTGAAGAGTCTGATTCTGAGTTTTCAGAGTCCTGACCTGCTCTTCGAGAACGGCAACCTGACGTGTTACGGCGATGTCGGCGTTATAGCGCGCCTCGCGCTCCCGCTCCACGCGCTGTTTCTCATTGATAAAGTCAAGGATATAATGCCTTTCTATGGCACCATAACCGCTGAGGTCGTACTTACTTCTGCATTCTTTCATAATCTCTTTAGCTTTTGTCTGGTCACAGCCAAGATGGGCCATGATGTCAGCCTCGCCCCATTCAATAACGGGCTGCGGCTTCCCGGTTCTTAATTTTCTCATACTTCACTGTTTTTATTTTTGACATCACAAAGATAGTGAAACTCAGGTGATTTTCACCAGAACGGCGTAGCTCAGCAAGGTAGAGCGGTCTGCAAAACAGATGCGTCGGCGG